ACTTGCGCTGATAATCTATCAATCAATTGCCCTTTACCCATAGCTTTTTGAGTAGCCATCTTATTTCTTTTTATCTATTTTATACTTCTTTCCGCTTTCCTTCTTAGTGCCTGAACCCAACACCTTTGTCAAGGTTGTTTAGGATTTCCTGCATCTGGGATTCATCCAGGCCAACCATCTCACGCAACACTTGCTTCTTGAGGCCCTCAAGCTGGTCCTCGCTTAGGAAGCGATAGTAGGAAAGATTCTTGTGCGATGTGATTTGCGCGTTAAGGGTCGTGCGATTTGGGAGGGTCGTAGTAGTCATAATAAGTAATTTTTAGATTCATATATATTATCAAATACACTTCGTGTTCGTCTTGTAGGAAATGCTATACGCGTTGCTATACACGCTCCGCGCGTGCTCCGCACGTAATCGTATTACGTATCGTACGAATCGGGAACGGGAAACGGAACGGGAACGCAATCCCATGGGAGTCCCACAGGAATCATACACGCATGATCGGGATCGGATCGGAAACCTACAGGAGTCCTTCCTCTGGGAACGGGAACGGAATCATACAGGAATCATACAGGAATCATACAGGAGTTCTAAAGGAATCATACAGGAATCATACACGTACACGTACGGCGGCCGAGGAATCATACAGGAATCCCGCAGGAATCATGCACGTAACATAATGCCATATAACGCACACTAACACGCATTACGCCCGATCCTGGACGTATACGTACAACTTAATGCCACATAACGCACATAGCCCCGTCATGCGGAAACGTATCGTATTACGTACATATCGTATCATATCGTACATAATAACGTACATACGCACGGAATCATAACATACGCACGGCAGCAGATCATAACAAACGCACGGCACACGGTGCAGGAATCCTGAAGGAATCATCCCTCCACACAGGAATCATACAGGAATCATATAGGACCACACCAGTGGCAGGGGCAGGAGCGCAATGATGCAGCAGCGATGAGGTAGCGGATGCGAACACGACACGCCAACGTACGTACATACCAACACCAACACACTCACACCAACACCGACATACACACACACGTACACGCCGACACCACGCGTAGCAGCGGCCGACAGCACACCAACACCAACACACTCACACCAGCAGCGACACTAGCCAGCTCCGCCCGGGAAAGCCAGACCGTTTCCAGGATTCCCAGGGAAAACCCAAACCGTTTCGGGAAAACCGAAAAAAAGAGGGGGACCCGGTGAAAACGAAACCAATTCCGTTTGCGAATCCGGGAAAAAAAATACGCATGTAGCCCCTTAGTTATATATGTCTAACAATACACATTCAGCTTCACCCCTGGCAGTACAGGTCCTACTAAAAAATTTTTTATTATATTTTTTTTACAAGGTAAGATACAGTTTACGAATACATACCTTTTTGTAAATTATATTTTACTTTAAGTAGAATAGCGACATTAGCTAGTTATATATAATAGTAGTAGGCTAACGTCACTGTTTTTACGATGCGTAAGATTTATGTTTCCCGCGTGAGTATATAACTATATTAAATTTAAGATATGGCACAGAAATTATCACCTACTGCGGCTAAAGCAAAAGCTGTACGGGATTTGGCTTATGCTAAAACTGAGGATAGAAAAAATAAGAAGGCGCACTCTCAAAGGATGCATCGTGCGAGTCCTGGGAATAAAGGTAAAGACTATGATCATAAGGATGGTAGGTTTGAATCTGTAAAGCAGAATAGAGGAAATGACGGTGAAGGCACTAAGAAGGAAAGCGGAAAGAAGTATAAAATAGATAAAAAGAAATAAGATGGCTACTCAAAAAGCTATGGGTAAAGGGCAATTGATTGATAGATTATCAGCGCAAGTTGGTAGCCGTTCAATGGCTATTGGTATACTCAAGAAACGCGGAGACTTAAAAGCAGATGGTAAAACATTAACTGCGCATGGCAAAAAGCGTAATGCAATGACCGCTGAAGAACGCGCTAAGGATAGAGCTTCTAAAGCGACGGGGAAACCGGCAAGTAGTTTCACATACAACGCATCGACAAATAGAACTAAAAAGAAATAACATGGCAAAGACAGCGGCGTGGACACGCAAAGAAGGCAAAGATCCCAAAGGAGGATTAAACGCTAAAGGGGTTGCTTCATATAGAAAAGAGAATCCTGGTAGTAAGTTGCAAACCGCGGTAACTAAAAAACCATCGGAATTAAAACCTGGCAGTAAAGACGCCATGAGACGTAAATCTTTTTGCGCTAGGATGTCTGGTATGCCAGGCCCAATGAAAAAACCAAACGGAGAACCAACAAGAAAGAAACTTGCATTAGACAAGTGGAATTGTTAACATATAAAAATAAACAAACATGGCAATAGTATATAGTTACCCAATAGCGACACCGGAAGCGCAAGATCTATTAGTGGGCACTGAGATGGCTTTACAAGGTGGAGAGGATGCTCCAAGAACAAGAACATTTACAATAGGATCAATTATAGGTTTAGCTGAAAGTTCAGCAGCAGGAATATATGCTACTATAGCTTCTGTAAATTTAAAAGCTAATATAACATCGCAGGTCTTTTTAGGAACTCCTTCGCTGCCCCCTGGTACTATAGGCGTAACACAAGCGGCGGGCAATAGCACTAGTGCGCTAGCAACCACAAGTTTTGTTACAACTGCGGATAACCTGAAAGCAAATATCGCATCTCCAACTTTTACAGGCACATTAACCACTGCTAATGATGTAATTATCAATTCACTTAAACTTGGTAGAGGAGCTGGAAATAAAATTAGGAACACAGTTTTTGGGAGTGCAGCACTATCATTTAATACAAGTGGAGAGTTTAACACTGCGGTAGGTTTTAACGCATTATCAAACAACACAACTGGAGGTAGTAATACCGCTATTGGTCATAGTACGTTAGTGGTTTCAAATGGGAGTGCGAATACAGCGGTGGGGTTTAATGCATTAGAAGTAAACACAAGTGGTGAATACAATACAGCAGTAGGACACTTTTCTTTAGCAAAAAATCAAGATGGTAATAGAAATGTTGCAGTTGGATTTGTTGCTCTGGAAAATAATACTAGCGGTGGTAATAATGTTGGCGTTGGCGAATGGGCTCTTAACTATAATCAAACTGGCGGCACAAATACAGCAATTGGCACTGATGCTTTATATAATTCAACTACGCATTCAAACTCAACTGGACTAGGATACCTAGCTCAAGTAAATGGTTCTAATCAAGTTCAATTAGGAAACCAATTTACAAATACTTATGTTTATGGAACGGTTCAAGATAGATCAGATTTAAGAGATAAGGCAGAAATTAGAGATACTGTTTTAGGACTTGATTTTATAAACAAATTAAGGCCAGTTGATTACAAATGGGACATGCGTGAAGACTACAGAGCTAATAAGCTAACTCGTTTAGAATTAAACGCAACTGATGAAGAAAAAGAAGCTTATAAAATTCTAGTTGATGAATGGTTAGAGTCTAATAAGATGGAAAATTTAATTCATGATGGAACACATGTAAGAAATAGATACCATCACGGTCTAATCGCTCAAGAAGTTAAAAGTGTAATTGAAGAAAGCGGAGTTGATTTTGGAGGGTTCCAAGACCATAAACTCAATGGAGGCGAGGATGTTTTATCTATTGGCTATGATGAACTTATTGCGCCAATGATAAAAGCCATTCAAGAATTAAAAGCAGAAATTGAGTTATTGAAATCAATATAAAATAATATGGCTATAATATATTCGTACCCATTAAATAAAAATATAAAGTTATCTGACGAGTTAGTAGGTACGACTGAGCAAATCATTAATGGTCGACTAAAAACAGTGACTAGAAATTTTCTATTATCTGATTTAGGAGAGTTCTTTACAGCGGGAGGAGGATTGCAAGCTAAAATAATATTAACTACTACTGGTTCAAGTGGTCCGGCGACATTAGATGATATTACAGGTGTACTTAATATACCTGAATACTTATCCGGTACTGTAACGTCTATAACTGCATTATCTCCATTGACCGGCGGTACGATTACTAATAGTGGTAGTATTGGAATTCAAATAGCTTCAGGAACTCAGTCAGGAGCATTATCTTTTGCAAACTGGAATACATTTAATAATAAACAGAATTTAATAACACTTACTGTAAATGGTTCATCAGGTGCTGCTACTTTTAATCAAACTACAGGCGCATTAAATATACCGCAGTATTCTGGTTCAACTAATTTGGGTTATATTGCATCGGTATTAAATGGTATAGTTACAAGTAGTACAGGATTAGATGCTACAATACCACTAGCTGATTCTACTAATGCTGGATTATTAAAACCCGCTAAATTTACAGTATTAGAAAACACAAGTGGAACTAATACAGGAGACCAAAATCTACAATCAGTAACTAATATAGGGGCATCTACTACAAATCCAATAAATGTAAATGTTACTGGTGTTTCAACAGGCTTACAATCTGGTTCTACAAGTGGAAAGGGTATTTTTGGATATTCAAATACATCAATAGGTGTTGAAGGATATTCACAAACTGGAATAGGCGTTAGAGGATATTCAGAAGATGAAGTAGGTGGAAGTTTTGAAACGGAAGGAACTACTGCTAACATTGCTAATTTTATAAAATCAGGAGTAGTAAAAGCGTTTATTAATAATGCAGGAGAGTTAACTGCACAAAAATTAATTAAACAAGGAGGTACTTCTTCTGAAATATTAGCTGCTGATGGTTCTATAATAACTGCGGGAAATAATATAACAATTACAGGAGGTACAATATCTTCTGTTGGTGGAGCAGGTAAAGGAGGTTCAAGTGTTAATTATTATCTAAACGGTGGTACAAGTCAAGGTACATTTGGAGGTACAACTTATTATGAGTTTAGTAAGACTGCGGTAATAGGAACAGGAGCAGACTTTAGCAGAGGTACAAATGGATATATAGCTTCATTTATAACTGATGTAGCAGACCCATCATTATTGCTTATTCCAGCTGGTAATTGGAATTTAGAATTTTTCTTTTCTTCAAGTTCTGCTGGTGGTTCACCTTCATTTTATGTTGAATTATATAAATACGATGGAACTACATTTACATCAATTGCAAGTAGTTCTGCTAATCCTGAAGGAATAACAAATGGTACAGCTATTGATGCTTATTTCACACCATTAGCAGTTCCTGAAACGGTATTAACAGTTAATGATAGATTAGCTATTAGAGTTTATGTAAATGCTTCAAGTAAAACAATTACACTACATACACAAAATGGACACCTTTGTGAAGTAATAACAACTTTTACTGCTGGATTAACTGCTTTAAATGGATTACAAGCACAAGTTCAAAATTTTGCAACAGGAACAACAGGAACAGATTTTGCTATTAATTCAAGCGGAAGTACACACACATTTAATTTACCAAGTGCAAGTGCAACAAACAGGGGGGCTTTATCATCTACTGATTGGGCAACATTTAATAATAAACAACCATCATCAACTAATCTAACATCATTAGCTGGATTAACGTATTCAACATCGGCATTTGTAAAGATGACTGCTGCTGGAACATTCACTTTAGACACGAGTGGCGGCGGAGGTACAATAACACTGTCTGCAATTGGTTCAGTGCCTAATGCAAATGGTGCTACAATAACAGGATCAGTATTAAATCTACAACCTGCTAGTAGTTCATTTGGCGGAGTATTAACAACAGGAGCACAAACAATAGCTGGAGCAAAAACATTTCAGGCTGGCCCTTCTGCCCCAACCGCATCAGCATCAAATAATTCAACATTAATAGCTACCACAGAGTATGTTGATAGACAGATTGGATTAGGTGGTCCTGCTTACAATATATTAATTGGATCAGGTACTGGAATGGGAAATATAACTACCCAAACTACTGGCACATCTGGGGGGACTTCTTATTCTCAGAATGGTAGAAATGTAATGATTAATAATGGGGCAACAGCAATCACAGTCGCAGCAACAGTGGCAGATACTGCAACTGACTTTATAGCTAGTTATACTAAAATTGGAACCGCAACAATAACATTTACATTTACTGGAACAGGATTTGTATTTATAACTCCTAATGGATCTGTATTAAGCGGAAGCGCAGGAAGTACTGCATTATTAACAAAAAATGGGTCTACTGTATATTTATTAATTAATAATATATTTTAATGAATCCAGCAGTATATTATTTATCAAGTTTAGAGACTAACATACCCTACGTGCCAACAGAGTTGCCAATTCCTAATGGACAGATATGGGATCAATATAACTTAAATACCTCTGTATATAGTGACGGTACAAGAATTCCAAAAGTTGACGCAGGATGGACATCACTATCTACTGGAGCATGGAGATATTACGATAATGATTCTACAAACGGAGTTTTGTTTGGTAGACTGTATAACTGGTATGCTGTAAACGGAGTGTATGACGCTGCTTCGTTGTCAGATCCTTTATTAAGAAAAGATATAGCTCCAGAAGGATGGAGAGTTGCTACATTTGATGATTGGACAGCGTTGATAAGTTATTATGGCGTTAATTCAGTAGCCGCTGGATATTTAAAACAATACGGTTTTGATTATTGGTCTAGTCCAAACACAGGTGCTTTAATTTCCAATATATTTAATGCTAGAGGAGGTGGACTTGCCAATGGTGCAACTGGCGTATTTGACAATAAGTATGTTGCTGGATACTGGTGGCCATTTAATTCTGACAAGAATATTACTATGGCTTTTAATTCAGCCGCTATAACAGGACTCACTGCCGCTGTTGGTTTCAATAGAGGTTCATCAGTTAGATTAATTAAGAAAGATATTGTAATACCTGGATTCACAACTACATTAGGGACTGCTTTAGCAAAATCAGTACCAACAGGAGGTAACATACCAACTTCGTATACTGAAACACCAAGTGAGATAGGTATCGCGTGGGGTACGTTATCTAATCCAAATATAATAGCGAATAATAAAATAGAATATATACCTGCAGGACTTGGACCATATTCAATAACATTATCTGGATTGTCGCCTAGCACAACCTATAATATTAGAGCTTATGCAATAATAACAAGTGGAACAGCTTATGCTGATAATGTTACGTTCACAACACAAAGCGGAGTTGCTTCATTAACAACTAATGCCGTAACAGATATAACTGCGTCAACGGCAACTTGCGGGGGCAATATAACAAACGATGGTGGAGATACCATAACAGAAAGAGGTGTTTGTTGGAATACATCAAGTAGTCCAACTATAGCAAATTCAAGAACAATTGATGGTAGCGGAACAGGGTCATTTATAAGTTCACTTACTGGACTATCGTCATCTTCAACTTATTATGTTAGAGCTTATGCTACAAATGGAGTAACTACATCTTATGGTAATGAACAATCATTTATAACATCTGCTGGGGTTGGTTTGATCTTAGATTTATATCCATCAGCTCACCATGCATATTCATTAAGAAAGTTAAGAACTCTATATACAGGAGCTTCTTTAAGAGTTAGAAGAACCGTTGGGGCTACAACTGTTATTGTTGATGTAAATTTTGATGCAACTACTGAAGCAGTTGCATTAACCAGTACCATAACGCCATTTTCTGGAATTACAACTGCAACTACTTTAGGTCAGTTTGCTGCAATAGCTGGATATGGAACTCCCGATGTTGGTGTTCCTGCTAATCAAAATATTTTTGTAGTAACTTGGTTTGACCAAAGTGGGAATGGTAAAAATCCAACAAATGCAACTGCAGGACAACAACCAAGATTAGTAAATTCTGCAAATTTAGAAAGGTCAGGTGGAAAAGTAGCAGTAAGATTTACAAGGGCATCGTCTAATAATTTACTAATTACAGATACAACTGCAAATATTAACAATATGTCCTCCTATTGGGTAGGTGCGTTTGTTGGTGGTACAGGTTCTCAAGTTGGTTATTTATTAGCAGTAACTAATAGATTTTACTTTCCTTCTACGGGAGGTGCAGCCGTTTACGCAGGGTATGGAACATCTGCTACTGCTATAACATTAGAGGCGGTGGTGAGTTCAAATAGAAGGTTATACGAATTAATATCTCCTTCTCCTTCAAATTCATCAGTTGCTCAAGGTTGGAGTAATGGTGTAGCTGGAGGAACAAGAGCAATAGTTAACGCTTCAACTACAAACATACAAATAGGAACAGGAGGAACAAATTATTTTGATGGGCACATTCAAGAAATAATAGGATGGCAGTCAAATGCAGGTAGAGAAGGAAAAGAAATAAATATTAATACATACTGGACAATATACCCATAAATTATGATAACAATTAACACAAATAAAGAGATTGACATTCGGAATGCTACCTACGAAATAATAGATAGTAAAATAATTAGCCTATCAATTCAAAAGATAGAGCAAGACTTAAATGGTGTAACTGCAACAGGTTTTTATTATTATACAAATGATAATAATATGGTTGTAAAGTTAAAGGATAATAAAACGTATATGTCTTGGGAGCAGATAGAGGAGGTGGAGTTTAATGGAATGCCGCCAATGACAGATGTTAACTATAAAGAAGCCAACTTTGAAAGGTTGATGTCATTTACAGTTCTTAGATTAACTCAAGAGTCTGGGCAAAACTTTGGTATTAACATTGAAGATTGGGATATATAATGATACTGTTTATACTAGCGTATATACTTTACTTGCCTTTGAGTTTAGTCAATTGGTTGTTCGTTAAGAATAAGTCTGGATATTTTAAAAGTAGTGCTATTAACTTAGATAAGTTTGGTAATAGAGAGTTTAGAACTCTATTTAACAAAGCGCTTATAAATAGTAAAGGGCATAGATTTGGGAACATTGAGGAAACTATATCTAGTGTATTAGGCAAGAATCAATTAACTGGTACGCTTACAAAATGCGGGTCAATATTAGTTTGGGTACTAGATAAGATAGAAAATGATCATGCGTTAAAATCAATAAATTAACATGAGTAAAGAACAATTAGATATTATATTATCAAAATGGATTTCGCGCAAATTACTGGTATTTATTACTGCTTGCTGCGGGTTATTTATTGGAACATTAACTAGTTCTGACTGGGTTATTATAGCGACTACTTATATAGGAATAGAAGGAATTACAAATATAGTTGAAAGATTAAAAAAATAAATATGAAAATAGAAATTAAAAGATTATATAAAACAGAAAATTCAACAATAGGCGAATTAACAGTTGATGGTAAGTTTGAGTGTTACACTTTAGAAGATAAAGAAAGAGATATAAAAATAAAAGGAGAAACAGCAATTTCTAAAGGAACGTACAAAGTAATAATCAATCAATCAAATAGATTTAAAAAGTTATTGCCTTTGTTGTTAAATGTTCCTAATTTTGAAGGAGTACGCATACATCCAGGTAATTCTAATCATGATACAGAGGGATGCATATTAGTCGGTCAATCAATATCAAAAGATTATATAAGCAAATCTAGAAAAGCGTTTGAGAAATTATTCAAGAAAATGCAGTTAGCGAAAGAAATAACTTTAACAATAACATAATGCTTAAAAAAAACAAAGGCGTAATTACATTTTGGCTAGCTGCCACATTGGCTGTTATTTTTATAACTATGTTATCCTCATGCGCTTCTAGGAAAGTCGCTATAGATAAGGTAGTTATTAAGTCGGACAGTGTTTCAATGGTTAAAGATACATTGTCAATAAAAGTTGTAGATAGTAGTTATGTAAAAAAAGAAACTATTTTAGAAGACATAATTATTAAACCAATTGATTCTTGCGCGGAATTTATTGTTGATGGCAAAGTATATAAAAACGTGACTATAACGATTAAAAAACAAACTAATAGTAATACACATTCAAAAAGTAAAAAGACTAATTTAAACACGTCTAAAACGCAAAAAACAGCAGTTAAAACGGAAACTATAGTAAAGAAAAAAGAAATAATTAAAAAAGCAAACTATATTATACATCTAACCGCTTTATTATTTGTTATACTAGTAGGATTCATACTTTATAAATATCATAATAAAATAAACGTACTTAGGGTATTTAGTTAAAAAATATTAATACTGCGTAATAATAGGAATATAATCAAATTAAATTAAATCAAATAAATATGTCAGATGCAATTGTTAAGAACTTAAGTTTTGGTGATGATGCCAAGAATAAGGTTTTTGAAGGTATTACAAAATTAACAAAAGCTGTTAGTTCAACATTAGGAGCAAGCGGTAAATGTGTAATGCTAGAAGATGGAGCAGGTAATCCTGTAATTACAAAAGATGGTGTAACTGTAGCAGATAGCGTTGTGTTATTGGATCCTATTGAAAACATGGGAGCAAGACTCCTAAAGGAAGCGGCTAGAAAAACGGTTAAAGAAGCCGGGGACGGAACAACTACAGCAACAGTATTAGCTCACGCTATTTTGTCAGAGGCTTATGAAATTAAAGACGCTATTAGTTCAAGAGAACTTAAAAATGGTATTGAGACTACTGTTGAAAAAGTAATTGAATATTTAGAATCTATTGCAGTCCCGGTTACCGGAACAATGATTGATCAGATTGCAACTATATCAACTAATAACGACCCTGTATTAGGAAAAATTATTGGCGATGCTTTTAGAGCAGTTAATGAGACCGGTATTGTTATGATGGAATCATCATCATTGGCTGAGACTGAAATTGAGATATTAGATGGTGTACAATATGACAAAGGATTGGTTAATTCCCATTTTATTACTAACCATACAAAAAAGACGGCGGAATTAGATAATCCACAGATATTGATTATTGAATCGCCTGTGGAGAATATTAGACAAATACAATCAGTATTAGAATATATTATAAAAACAAATAAGTCTTTATTAATTATTGCGGATGTTGAACCAACGGTTATAGCAGCATTAGCAATGAATAAAGTAAAAGGCAATATAAAAGTTAATGTTATCAATGCGCCAACCTATGGCGTAAGCAAAAAGGATATGCTATCAGATCTAGCTTTGTTAACCGGGGCAACTGTTATTAATGAAGACCTTGGTGATGACATGGATTTAATCCAACCAGAATACTTAGGTTCATGTTTAAAAAGTATAACCAGCGATGGCGACACAATATTACAAGTAGGCGAACCAACAGCGGATATTACTAAGCTAATAGATGAGATAAAAACAAAGCTATTAGATAACAATCCTCCTGGAGAAGTTATTAGACTAGAAAGAAGACTAGCTAGGTTATGCGCTAAAGTGGCTATTGTAAAAGTAGGGGCTAATTCAGATATTGAATTAAAAGAAAAAGCAGATAGAGTTGAAGACGCAATTTGCGCAACTAAGGCAGCTATTAAAGAAGGGATTATTCCTGGCGGTGGTATTGCTTTGCTTGATGCTTCAGAAATTATTAATTCAGACTCAGCAGGCGAAACAGCTTTACTAAACGCAATCACTGCTCCGTTCTATACTATTTTAAGAAATGCGGGTATTGATGCAATACCAACAAATAGACGGGTTGGATTTGGATTAAATGTTATAACTAATAAAACGGTTAACATGATTGAAGCGGGTATTATTGACCCGTTGTTAGTTACCAAATCAGCATTAAGGAACGCAGCATCAGTTGCTGTTACAATATTGTCAACCGATTGTGTAATCAATAATTTGAGGATCAATGAAGGCAATAGGTAATAACATAATCATACTACCAAAGAAAGTAGTTACAGATAAAACAAAAGGGGGTCTTCTATTAATTGAAAAAGATAAAGAAGACATTAGATATAAAGAAGCAGTTGTAGTATCAGTTAGTGATGATATAAAAGCGGTTGTTGAAGGAGATGAGATATACTACGACAAGCATGCGGGTCACGGTATTGAATTTGAGGGCAATAAATATACTATCATAAAGTTACAAGATATAGTTGTTGTATTATGAAGCGGTTTGAAGCTAAGGACATAAAAGAACTTAACTTATTAAAAAATTATAGAATAATACGTAAATGGGCATGCAAAACGAACGAGTTAAGTGACGCCGATTTAGAATTGCTAATATACTTTGATTGTATGGACTTCTTTACAAAACAAGACTTTAAGATAGGTACATACTCATACAGTTGGGATAATAGACGATGGAACTCTTTATTGAAAGAGGGGTGGATAGTCGTTTGGAGGCCTAGAAATCATACAACACAAAAATACCATATATATAAAGTTTCTTTCAAGTGCAAACAATTAATAAGTAGAATGTACCGTATAATGCTCGGTATTGAAGAAATACCTACTAGCACACAAAGAAACCCTATAATGAAAGGTAAAACATATAGTGATATAGTGTTAAAAAAAGCAATAGAAAACGTTAATAAAAATAATTAAAATGATAAACGATCCATATTACACACAAGGGCAAAACCTTGTTCAAAACCCAAATCAATTGCAGTATAATGCGATTAATCCTAATGCAATGAGTAATATGCAAACATTGCAAAATATTAATGGCTCACAAATGCCTAATACGTTTAATAGAACGGTTGGTACACCGTCTATTGGAGCAAACCCCCCTGTTCAATATGTTGCGCCTAGTGAACCGGTTGCAGCACCGCAAAATGTAAGAACACAAATTATGCCTAATAATAACCTGCAAACATATTAATTATGAACTTAAATATCAAAACACACCCAATGGACTCGCATGATAGACTCGCTAAAACCTCAGGAGTTGGAGCTAATGCTTTGTGGAATGGTCCTTTCAATACTGATTCTTTGCCAAAAGGTAAAGGTTCTAGCTCTGGTATTAATGGTATTATTTTAAATAATGCTAAACCAATGGCATGTGGTTGCCCAATTACTCAAAAAGCAAAAGGGCGTTCTAATGGGGCATACTGATTTAAAAATATATTTATTTAACGGCATGACTATGATAATAAGCATGACTGCCATAGAGCCCGCATTAAAAATAATGTTATTATTGGTATCTATCGGTTATACTATTAATAGATGGGTGGCACTATATACAAATAAAAAAAATATTAACGAAACTGAAGAATAATTATTATGAAAAAAATGGTAACAGAAAAAGCAACCGGAGAAAAATACGGTTCTAAAGCGGCTATGGCTAAACACGAAAAAGGCGAAGGTAAAAAAATGCAAATGAAAGAAAAAGTTGCAGTAAAAAAAGCAATGATTAAAAAGAAAAAATAATATACATTAAACAATTAAATTAAATAAAATGAGTGCAGAAATTAAAAAGATTACAGCAGAACAATTAGAAAAAATTGCAGCAGGACAAAAAGACTTACAATCTGTATTAACTAATATTGGGGTTTTGGAATCACAGAAGCATAGTTATTTGCATCAGTTAGCGGATCTAAACAAATCTATTGAGGAGTTCAAATCGGAGATTGAAGCAGAATATGGAGCAATAAATATTAATTTGCAAGATGGTTCTTATACAGAGATTGTAAAAGAAAGCGGGCAAACTGATCTAAGCGAAGACTAATTGTGAGTTCTGTTATAAGAAAAATAAGTATAGGTTCAGATTATAAGAACGATGCAATGCATTATTCTATAAGCCAAACGGTATATGGAGGTCATGAGATTTCGCATATACTATTTAATGAACTAGAAAATTCTTATAATATTCACATAAAAAAAGGAGATGAGATAATGCCATGGAAGAAGTTTAATTCTAACATGGCTATTTCAGTTGAATATGATTTAGAATATTGATGAGAAGTATATTTAACTTTATAGTTAAGCCTTTAGGCGAAAGATATGAAAACAGCATTACGGTAGATAATAAAGAATTATTACTGAATACGAAAATAGAAAGTTTTAAATCTGTTAATAATGTAGCGGTTGTAATTGCAACTCCTTTAGCATTCAAAACAGAAATTAAAGAGGGAGATTTAGTAGTAATTCACCATAATGTGTTTAGAAGGTTTTATGATATGAAGGGCAAAAGCAAAAATAGTTCATCATACTTTAGAGATGACCAGTATTTTTGTAACATTGATCAAATTTATTTATATAAAAATGATAAGAAATGGATTGCTTTTAACGATAGATGTTTTGTAAAACCTATAAAAAATAATAATCATTTTAAGTTAGATAAAGAAAGAGAACTTATTGGTATATTAAAATACGGAAATGATTCCTTAAACAAGCTTAAAATCAATCCTGGTGACCTAGTAGGTTATACCCCTAATGGCGAGTATGAATTTATTGTAGAAGGCCAGCGATTATATTGTATGAAATCTAATGATATTGTAATTAAATATGGATACAAAGGAAACGAAGTTGAATATAATCCAAGCTGGGCACAAAGCGGTATTGGAGCTAATTAAAGTTGCGGAAGAAGCTATATTAAATAATGGCGATGATGATTTATCAGCAGACAAATTAAAGAATGCAGCAGCAACAAAAAAATTAGCTATATTCGATGCGTTTGAAATTCTTGCTAGAATAGAAGACGAAACAAAAATGATTGAAGAAGCTTCTAAAGAAACTGTTGCTAAACCATTTAAAGGTTTTGCGGAGGGGAGGTCTAGATAATGTACGAACAAACTTTATATAAGGTATTGCCAGATTATATAAAACCTACAGTTATTAAAAAAAACAATAGGTTAAATAAATGGAAATACGGATATGACAAAGACTATGACGTAGTTGTTATTAGTAAGACCGGCAAGATTGGCGAAATATATGAAATACAAAATCTTAGAATTGCATTGCCTTTTGCCGAAGACGTACATAAACGATCTGAAACAAAAGAAGAACAATATTGGGAACAAGCTAAGTATCCTAAAGAATTGGATAAGATTAAAAATGTTGCCGATTGGAGTAAACATCCTGATAGTTTTAAGGAGTATTGGTATGATTATATAGATCAAGAATTTAAAAGAAGAGATGAAGGCTTTACTTATTATAGCAATGGTAAACCTACATATATAACAGGTACACATTATATGTACTTGCAATGGAGCAAGATAGATGTTGGAGCAGCGGATTTTAGAGAATCAAATAGATTATTCTTCATATTTTGGGAGGCTTGTAAAGCAGATCCAAGATGTTACGGAATGTGTTATTTAAAGAACAGACGTTCTGGATTCTCATTTATGTCTTCTGCAGAACTTGTTAATCAGGCAACAATATCTAGTGATTCGCGATTTGGTATACTATCAAAATCTGGAGCGGATGCTAAAAAAATGTTTACAGATAAGGTGGTGCCTATATCGGTTAATTATCCATTCTTTTTCAAACCTATCCAGGACGGTATGGATAGACCTAAAACAGAATTAGCATATAGAATACCAGCTTCTAAACTTACAAGAAGAAAATTAGATTCTAATGATAAGTTAGAAGACCTTGAAGGATTAGATACTACAATTGACTGGAAGAATACTGGTGATAATAGTTATGATGGTGAAAAATTAAAACTATTAGTACACGATGAAAGTGGTAAATGGGAAAGACCTGATAACATATTAAATAACTGGCGTGTTACTAAAACAACACTTAGATTAGGTAGTAGAGTTATTGGAAAGTGTATGATGGGTTCAACCTCAAACGCTTTAGACAAAGGAGGTGAAAACTTCAAAAGATTATATAATGATTCAGATGTTACGAAAAGAAACCGCAATGGACAAACTAGTTCAGGACTATATAGTTTGTTCATACCTATGGAATGGTCGTACGAGGGATTCATTGATACTTATGGGATACCTGTATTCGATACTCCAGAAAAACCAGTTAAAGGTATAGATGGTAATTATATAGAATATGGAGTTATTGAACACTGGCAGAATGAGGTTGATGGTTTAAAACAAGATCAAGACGGTTTAAACGAATACTACCGCCAATTCCCAAGAACAGAACAGCATGCATTTAGAGATGAGACAAAACAATCTTTGTTTAATCTTACAAAAATATACGAGCAAATAGATTATAATGATGATCTACGAAACTCACAAGTTATAACGCAAGGGAGTTTTCAATGGGAGAATGGAATACAAGATTCAAAGGTTGTATTCTATCCAAGTAAGGAAGGAAGATTCTTAATATCGTGGGTTCCACCGAAACATCTCCAAAATCGCGTAATGATAAAGGATGGGCTTAAATATCCAGGTAATGAGCACTTAGGTGCGTTTGGATGTGATAGTTATGATATATCCGGAACAGTTGACGTAAGAGGATCTAATGGCTCGCTTCACGGGCTAACTAAGTTTTCAATGGAAGATGTTCCGCCGAGTCATTTCTTTTTAGAATATATTGCTAGACCACAAACTTCTGAAATATTTTTTGAAGAGGTTCTTATGGCTCTAGTGTTTTACGGCATGCCAATATTAGCGGAAAACAACAAAGCTAGATTGTTATACTATTTAAAAAGAAGAGGTTATAGGCCTTTCTCAATGAATCGTCCCGACAAAACTTGGAATAATTTATCTCCAACAGAAAAAGAGATTGGTGGTATACCATCAGCCGGGCAGGATATTATACAAGCACACGCATCCGCCATTGAAACTTATATAGAGGATTATGTTGGATATAGAGAAAGCGGATATGGCAATATGTATTTCCAAAAAACACTAAATGATTGGTCTAGATTTAATATAAATAACAGAACAAAGCATGATGCAACTATAAGTTCAGGGTTCGCGATAATGGCATGCAACAAGCATTTATATTCGCCATCGACTACATATAAAAAAGAAAAAGTAGAATTAAATTTCAAAAAATATAATAACCGAGGTTATAGTTCACAAATAATATAATAGATGATTTATACTAACACGAATAGCTCTTTCCCAAGTCAGGTGGTACCGGACGAAGAAAAACAAACATTAGATTATGGTTATGCGGTAGGTATGGCTATAGAAGGTGAGTGGTTTAGAGGTAATAGGTCTAGTCTTGGAAATGACAGATGGAGTACCAACTGGCAAACATTCCATAATCTTAGATTATATGCTAGAGGTGAACAAAGCATACAAAAATACAAAGATGAATTATCTATTAATGGTGATTTATCTTATTTGAATTTAGACTGGAAACCAATACCAATTATACCAAAGTTTGTGGATATAGTTGTTAATGGAATGTCTAATAAATTATTTAAAATAAAAGCTTTTGCACAGGATCCACAATCGGTGGCTCAAAAAACTGAATATACGGCATCGGTAATAAGGGATATGTATGCTAAGGACTTTCTGAATAACCTTAAGAATGAATTAGGGGTTGATTTATATAACTCACCTAACCCAGAAAGCGTGCCTAATGACGAAGAGGAATTAGAAATACATTTACAACTAAGTTACAAGCAAGCGGTTGAAATTGCAGAAGAGGAAGTCATTAATTATGTTTTGAATAAAAACAAATATGATAATATTGCTAAGAGACTCAACTACGATTTAACGGTATTAGGCATTGCGTGTACAAAAACAAACTGGAATGGTTCAAACGGCATTATGATTGAGTATGTTGATCCTTCCAATTTGGTGTATTCTTATACGGAAGATCCTAACTTTGAAGACATGTATTATGTGGGCGAGGTTAAGTCAATTAGTTTAGAAGAATTAAAAAAAGAATTCCCTAATTTAACCGACGAGGAATTAAAAGAAATTGAAAAGTTTCCAGGGACAAATGATTATAGTCGTACCTATACAAATCAAAATTACGATACAACAACAATACAAGTTTTATACTTTGAATACAAAACATATTCAAACCAAGTATTTAAAATAAAACAAACAGAACAAGGATTAGAAAAAGCATTAATTAAGTCAGACGGCTTTAATCCACCTGCAAATGATAATTTTAATGTGGTATCTAGAAGCATTGAAGTCCTTTATTCAGGGGCAAAAATACTAGGGCATAAGAAAATGCTTAAATGGCAATTAGCAGAGAACATGACTAGGCCCCTTGCTGATACTACGAAAGTAGAAATGAATTACGCTATTTGCGCACCACGCCTTTATAAAGGAAGAATTGAGTCTATAGTAAGTAGAATTACTTCTTTTGCGGATATGATTCAAATAACACATTTAAAACTACAACAAGTTCTTGCCAGGATGGTTCCTGACGGGGTATTTGTAGATGTTGATGGTTTAGCTGAAGTTGATTTAGGTAATGGCACAAATTACAATCCAGCGGAAGCATTAAATATGTATTTTCAAACTGGTAGTATTGTTGGTAGATCTATGGCTCAAGACGGATCCATGAATCATGGTAAGGTGCCAATCCAGGAATTGCAAACATCGTCAGGTAACGCCAAGATCTCATCGTTAATAAGTACATACCAATATTACTTGCAAATGATACGTGATGTAACGGGACTTAATGAAGCAAGAGACGGTTCTATGCCGGATTCTAATTCGTTAGTTGGTTTACAAAAAATGGCTGCGGCAAATTCAAATGTAGCAACAAGACATATTTTAGATGCAAGTTTATATTTAACTTTAAGGATGTGTGAAAATATATCTAAAAGAGTAGGAGATTCTTTAAAGTTTCCATTAACAGCAAATGCTTTAGTTCAAAGTATATCAATATCAAATGTTAAAACACTTGAAGAATTACAGAATCTAGATATTCATGACTTTGGTATATTCTTAGAATTGGAGCCAGACGAAGAAGAAAAAGCGCAATTAGAACAAAATATACAAGTTGCTTTGCAGACAGGAGGGATTGACCTTGAAGATGCAATTGACTTAAGAGAAATTAATAATCTTAAACTTGCTAATCAGTCTTTAAAATATAAAAGAAAGAAAAAATTAGAAAGAGATCAAGCAAATCAACAAGCAAATATACAAGCACAAGCGCAAGCAAACGCTCAGACAACTGAAGCCGCAGCAATGGCGGAAGTGCAAAAACAACAAGCACTAGCTCAAACTGAAATACAAGTATTACAGGCTAAAAGCCAATTTGAAGTACAAAGGATGGAACACGAGGCTCAACTAAAAAAATTGTTAATGGCTGAAGAGTTTAATTATCAAATGCAATTAGCGCAAGTTAATGCTCAGGCGCAACAATCAAAACTTAATGCTATTGAGGACCGTAAAGACAATAGATTAAAAACAACTGCAACACAACAGTCAGAACTAATAGATCAAAGACAAAATAAAACAATGCCAAAGGATTTCGAATCAGCCGGCTTTGATAATATGAGTGGTTTTGATTTGGCACAGTTCGAACCAAAATAAATTTTACCAATCAATCTTATAATATTATATCATGTCAGAAGAAATTAAAACGGAAGGGGCGTTTAAAGTAAAAAAACAGACTCCTAAAAAACTAAACAAAGTCGATCAGGTTGCAAAGGTTACAATTAGTGACTCAGTACCTGCTGTAGCAGTTGAGCCAGAAGTAACAAAAGTATTTATTGCTAACGAAACAGAAACAACAGATGCCATTCAAGAGCAAAACACAAATGAAAGCATGTTGGGCAGCGAAGGATCCCAAGTGGGATTGCAAGAAGTGGTCCAAGGAAACGAAGAATCTAAAATCGTTACCAGTCAAGAAGAAGAAATAACTGTAATAAATGAAATTACAGAGGAAGAAATTCGCCAAGAAACGACTAATCTAACGAAAGAAGCAAATGATGCAATAAGAGCGTCTGAGTATTCTGGAAAACCATTACCTGAAAACATAGAGAAACTTATTTCTTTTATGGAAGAAACAGGCGGAGACATTAATGATTACGTTAGGCTTAACGCAGATTACTCAAATATAAATAACGAAACCTTATTAAAGGAATATTATAAAAAAACACGTCCACATTTAGATAATGAAGAGATTGAATTCCTTATGGAAGACAACTTTGAATATGACGAAG